AAACTCGTCTGGTAACGATGAAAATGATGAAATGACATTTGTTCTGAGCGGATTTGGCATTTTAAGATACGAGAAACGAATCTTTTCGCCATCCTTGATGAGCTCATACTTCTTCTGGAGCTTCATCGACTTTACAAGTCCGTTGTATAGCAACGCACCACGAACGTGAATAGGAACACCTTTTGTTTCGCGTTCATATTTAGCTAGATCCTGAACAGATCGTGGGAATGCTACATGCTCAAACGAAAGCTGAGAAAACTTCGTTTTGAACTCAGCAATGAACTTATGTAAGTCCTCTTCATCCTTGGTCATGATGATAGTCAGAGCGTCTTTGATAGCCTCACGACACACAGCAGGAGTCGATGACTTGACTGCTTCGATTCCCATGATCTTCAGTTTTGGCTTTGCGTAACGCACGCCTTCAGAATCATGAACGTTGAGGATGTATCGTTTCTTCGCAGTCCAGATACCACGATCAGCGATAACCTCACGCTTCATGTTCATCTTTTGTTGGAACGATGCCATCCGATCAGCAAGATCCTGATAAATCTTATCAATAACAGGTTCAAGTTTCTCGCGAGCCACCTTGTCCAAAAAGTCAACGACCATCTGCTTCGAATCTTCAGAAGAATCAAGTTTCTTTCCTCGTTCTTCAAAGACCATTTGTATAAGTCGATCAAAGCAGATGTATAACGAATCCGTATCTGCAGCAATGACATAATCTGCGTCCTTTGTTTTGAATAGCCTATTCAAATACTTATTCATCTCGTTTTCAGCCCAACGAATGGAAAGCTGACCACCGAGTGTAATCGCAGTTGCTTGGTTGATATCGAAGAAGCGGAAGTATGGATTACCGATCGCACCGTAAGCTGAGTTCAACTGAACTTTCTTAGCAAGCTGCATATTTTTGTATCGTGAGATATCTTTAGACGCTTGCTTTGACTTGGTTGCTTCATACTCTTTCTGAGCAGAAATCATCTTTTCTTTATAGACGACACGATCATTATACATACGTTCCATGATCTCAGGCAAGAAGCCTTGATGCGACTTATCAAAGAAGCATCCATTCGCTGCTAGTCCATATCCTTCAGGAACTTCAGGGAACACTCCATCTAGCAACTCATCGACGCTCGTCTCAACCTTCATCGCATTACCTCGTTTGTCACGAAGCAAAGTTTCAGGACTGATGTTATACTGCATGATGAGATGCGGATACAGAGAGTTCAAGTCAAACGACATGACCCAATCATAAGCACCAGGCTTAGGTTCCTTAACGTGAGCGCCAACATACTGTTCTTCTTTTGATCCACCGCCTTCGACAGGAACCGCAATCTTCTGCTTATAGAGATGGTTATGAATGATAACATCCCACATGCGCACTTGGGTGAATACGTCAAGCAGAGTAACCTTCGCGTCGTATGCGAGCGCGAGAGCCATATCAATCAGCTTCATCTTATCATCGAGCTTTTCAACAAGTTCAGTATCTCGAATGTTATACTCGATGAATCGCTGGAAGTCATTCATATAGAACTCATGCAGCGTTTCGTATTCGTCATACGATAACTTTCGCTCACCGAGTTCAACGAACGCGATGTGATCTAGCTTGTAGCTTTCCTGCTGAGAGTATGTGAACTTCATATACATCTCGAGATAGTCGAGAGTTGCAACACCGCAGATAGTATATGCGAGTTCGTCTTTGAACTTTGTGCGAACCTGACGTTCCTTAAACATACGCCAAGGAGAGAAACGTTTAGCTTCACTTTCACCAAGAACTGTATTCATGCGACGAACAAGATATGGAATATCGAAGAACGTGACGTTCCAACCAGTCACGATGTCTGGATACTCATTGCTCCATTCGCTGAGGAACTTGATGAGAAGCTCTTTCTCGTTATTGCACTGATAGTATTGAACGTCTGCGCGATCAGTCTTGAACTCACCATATCCCCAAACGTGGAAGATACCATCTTTCTTGAGAGTGATAGCAGTGATTGTATCCGATGCACGTTCTACTGTAGGGAAACCAAACTCTGAACTGACTTCGATATCAATGTATGCTACTTTGATGAGCTCACGATCATAAACGATTTCATCTGGATACTCTTCGTTCAGATACGCATACATGAAACGAGGCATACCATACAACTTGAAGTTGCTGACATCTTCATATCGTTTTAGGAAGTCTTTGGCATCACGCATGGACTCAAACGGCATCGGGTCGAGCTGCGCGCCACGAATGTCTTTCCACTCTGCGCCTTCGCGCTTAGATGGAAGATAGAGTGTTGGCTTGTATGGAATCTTTTCGTTGAAGGCTCGTCCGCGATCGTAACCGCGAACGAGAATATTGTTACCATACTCAATGGCGTTTGTGTAAAACTTTGTCATGATGATATATTACCACATCAGGACGCAGTTGTCAAGATCCCTTTCTTAGGAAGAACTAAGCCTGAACCGAAGTTTTGGTTATACGCAGACTCGATCTGACCGTCTGGCTCGTAGGTGAACATAACATTACGGGGATCAAGGATGATCTCTTTAGTTTTAGCCATAGGAATGAAATCGACCAACGCCATCTGTGCTTTGCCAGCAGCTCCTGGTTGAACCATAACAGCGGCGGGTTTCACGACCTTGATCATGTTACCCACCACTCCGACTTTCCCTACGATTTCATCGCCATTCAATAGACGAAGCATCATAACTTCAAGTTGAGCATTTTGAACTTCATTCACGTTCACAGGATTCACGTTCATATCATTTCCTTACTTTGTTACACCTTGCATCTTTTCTTGGCCGCGGGACCATGCGGCGATACCAAGGACTGCGCCCATTGCGAGATGGAATAGACCAGCGCCTTGCAGCGTTAGAGGATTCCATTGTGTTAGAGGTGATTTAGTCATCACCTGAACGATAGACCACAGAACAGGGAAGATAGCCATATCAAGAACGCAGATGACCATATAGCACCATCCCATTGCGGGACGCCACTTCTTGACCATCCAGTCTTCATTCTGCTTTGCGTTTTCAGCTTCCCACTGCTTCTTTTCAAGTTCAATCTTAGCGAGCTGAGCAGCTTCCGACAACTGAGGAGCAGCTGGTGCAGCGCCGTAGCTGCTGCGTGGTGAAGGATCTACCCAATTAGTTTGAATAGAAGCACCTGCACCTTTCGTAGCAGGTGGTAGCTGATCCATCGCTGGTTTTGGCGTTGGTTCGTCTGTCTCTATTGAGAAACGTGGCATCATTAACCTCCAAAGATTTCTAAGGCTGCTTCATAATGATGCTTACGATCTTCGAGACCGATTGTTCCACCGTTGATTTTCTTGGTTACTGTAAGGATGTCACCTTTATCAGCCCATTGATTTAGTTCACGAGAATCCCAGAACCAACCAGCAGACCAAGCTGCACCCTCTTCGTTTTCCAACCATTCAGTCGCTTCAGCAAGATCCATGTTCATGTCAGAAGCGAATGCTTGATAGTTGCTCTTACCCGTCAGCTGGATAAGACCGCGACCGCAGTAGCGATAGCCATCACCAGACTCAACAGAACCGTTACCCATTCTATTTGCATAGACGAGATTGGCGATCTTTGCTGGTTGCTTCGCATAGTCGTTTGGATTCTTACCACGGAAATACTTCGGGAATACCTTAACGAGCGTTTCTGCTCGGTAGTTTAGATTTTCTTTTCTTGCTCTTAATCCACCTGATTCATGACCAACTTGAGCGAGGAACATAGAAATACGTTGTGGCGTATTAATCTCGTAGAACTCCATCACTTCATTCAGGGGTTCCACAAACGGTTCGATGATGTTTTCGTCTGTGTCTTCAAAGAACTCGTTTAATTGCTCAAAAGTTACTAATGCCATGAGCGCCTCCTTTCGGAGCCTATTTAGCCGTAGAAACGATTACCCATCATGGAACGGAGCATAGATTTGAATTCAGCGAAAAGATTGAGAAGGGATACCATTTGATCTCCAGTATTCTTTGAGTGCTACCTGTGCGATATCGAAACGTGTGAGACCAAGATGGTTCAGTTCTTTGTCTGTGAGTTTAGAAAGTTCGATGATTGTGTTATAGTATCTGTATGTATCTTTGATCCATTTGATCATTGTGTGTCTCCTGTGCAAACGGAAAAAGCTGGGCGACTGCTGCCGCCCAGCGCATAATGAAAATCTCAATAAAGGAATTAGTCCTTGATGTCGATCTTCTTAGGCTTCTTATGCTCAGGGATAAAGTTCTCGAGCCATACCTTAAGAATACCGTTAACCATTTCTGCGTTCTTGATTTCTACAGAATCAGCAAGAGTGAACGTGCGAGTAAATGCGCGCTCTGCGATTCCCTTGTAGAAGTAATACGCATTAGCATTATCCACGTCGTTGGCGTCCTTTGTCTTACCAGTGATGGTTAGCTTACCACCATCCAGCGTGACTTCCAGATCCGTCTTAGCGAATCCAGCGACTGCCATTTCGATGACATACTTGTTCTCATCAACCTTCTTGATGTTGTATGGCGGATAGCCAGGAACATTCTTGCCGATAGTTTCGAGCTGATCAGCAAGCAGTTTGAATGTCTTGTCGAAACCGACAGACATAGGATCAAACTTATCGAAGAGTGATGGGATCTTTGTGAATTGTGCGTAGTCGTTCATAGTAATGTCTCCTATTAAGCGAGATTATGTTATGTGACCCCGAAGGCATCACGTTCTATTTAGCACGATCAGTCGTTGGTTCGCTTTTTACCAATATTGTATTTGGCTTCCAACTTCCATTCATGCTTTTCCTTATGCGCTAGAATCTTGATTTGATTCAGTGGCGCAACAGGATCCTTAGTTCGCTCTGTATCAACAACATCAATCAACTCCCATTCGGCAAGCAGATTGGCGATTGTGTTACGACGAGCCTTATCTTCATCTGAGAAGTTTGTAGGCTTACCGTCTAGGGCGAACAATTCTTTGAAGTGAACGATATAGTAACGACCCTGCTTATGCAGGATATGACATGACTGAAACAATACCTTATCGCGTCTAGATGCGACTCCGATACGAGTTAGTGTTTCGCGAATCTTTAGGAAATCTTCTGCTGATCGAAGTTTGACTTCGACCATGTTTTCAACCGATGCGTTCATCCTTTTCCACCTTTATCGAGTGCTACCTCGATCATGGCTAGCTGTTCATCGGTCAAGACTCTGAGCACCTGCTCCGCCTTAGCACGACCATAGCCGAAATACTCCATGATCATTTCGACGGTCGCGTCGGGTTTATCTTTGCCCCATTTGGAGCCTTTCCTCTTCCGCTTCCGCAGGCTATTTAGGAAATACTCATATTGCAACTTGTTCTCGAGATGAGAACGCATATTCATCTCGTTGGCGTAAAGGACACAATCCTGAAAGTAGGATAGCGAACGATTCGTCAGAAATGGCTTATACAGCTTTTCTGATAGCTCGTCGTTCGCCGACCCGCGCATCAGGTTCTTTTTAGAGTTAGTGACACTCTCGACGTATACGAATGGATTACTCATTTGAGATAAAGTTCATAACAGTGTTAGCGGGAACTTCGTTTTTACGTCTCCTCTGAGAGAGCTTCTTCTCATCCCAGCATACGACACAGATCCGTTCATGAAGGTCGGTGACCTTATCGAATCGCTTCGATATGCCTTTGTAGTAGAACTGACCTAGAGCTTTTGTTTCACCACAAGACGGACAGCATTTGGCACGGATACCTTGCTTGCCGTCGAGTGTGTTCACGAACATTTCAGTTTCATCTGGAACCTTGCGCCAAACTCTAGCGCCTTTACCTTCACGTCTTGCAGCAGTCATAATATATCTCCATCAGATTTCAAGATGTTATTTGAACTCACAGTCCAACATAATCTGAGTCATACAAGCAGCCAAATTGATCTCCTGATCCACAACGAACGCAGCCTTATACTGATAGTCAGCCAAAGCCATAACGAGCGAAGGAATAGACTCAGGTTTCATAACGGTGCTTGCTGCGTCATAGAGCTTGCGGAACAGAACATTCACATCCATGCTAGAGTTCTGACCAACCCACTTACGCATAGCTTCGTATTCTCTGCTTTTCAGATACTTAACAAGTTCCTTGATCTCTACGTTATCAACAGAAGCCAAGATACCAGAGTCGATCTGACCTCTAGCTGAGTATCGCTGCAACTCATTCAACACTCGACGCCAATCAGGGAAGTGCTTCATGATAACTTCAGCAAGAACCTTCTTATCGTAGCCTACGTTCTCCTGATCAAGGATCCCGCATGCGCGCGAAAGAAACTGCTTTGCAAGCTCTGCCTTTTCACTCGCACCAATCTTGAACTCGATTACAGAGCATCGAGAATGCAAAGGATCGATGATACGATTGACAAAGTTACATGTAAGGATAAAACCACAGTTGGACGAATATTCCTCCATAAAATTGCGAAGAGCAGGTTGAGTTGAGTTTGCGTTTAGATAGTCGGCTTCGTCAAGGATAACATACTTACGTCCGCCTGTGAATGAAACGGTCGCAGCGAAGTTTCGAATGTCAGTTCGCAACGTGTCGATGTTACCATTCATCGATCCGTTGATGACGATGTAGTCCGCGTTGATTTCTTCGAGCATGGCACGAGCCACTGTAGTTTTACCAACACCAGCACTACCAGAGAGAAGAAGATTTGGAATATTACCATCGTTCACAAACTGTTGGAATGTTGCTTTGAGATCTTCAGGCAGAATACAATCTGCAATCTTACGAGGACGATACTTTTCAACCCAGAGGAATTCTTCGCGCATTTTGGCTCCATATCAAAAAGAAGGAAGGGGACCGAAGTCCCCTTATAATCACTCACCGTATTTGCTGCTCTGTTCAGTAGCAATCCAGTATTCAACATCATTAGTCTTAGAAGCAAAGTGCGCGATACCTTTAGCGGAAACGCGAACTTCATAATTGCGATTCAGGATCTTCAGGTTTTCAATCTTGAAGATCATCTTGTAGTTTACCTTAGCTTCACCAACTTCATACTCAAATGAGTTTGATGCTTCGTTGCGAGAATCAATCGCAGCAAGATATGCTTTACCGTTACGACCGACAAGAGCAAGCTCAGGTAGAGAAAGAACACCAGCCGCACGAAGCGCACTCTGCAGTGCGGTGTCTTCTAGAGTAAAGCTGATCTCTGTAGAAGGAAGATTGATTTCCTTAGACGGAGGTGACTGGATCAAATCGCTCTTTGCATAACGAAGAGTTGTCTTAGCCTTACCATTGCTGATGACGATGGACTCATCACCGAGCTTCAGATCAGGATCATCAAACATTGAAACAGTAGAGATAAACTGAGACAAGTCGTAGATAGCAAACTCCTTGTCGAAGTTTTCGCTGACGTTAGCCTTAGCAAGAACTGTCTTCTGTGGCGAAACAGTTTTCTGAATCTGACCAGCCTGAAAGATCAGGGATGGATTGATAGCAGCGAAGTTCTTGAGGATTTCCGTAGTTTCTTTAGATAGCTTCATCATATAACCTCCTAGATGTAAATAGTATCACGTTTGTGTGCAGTTGTCAAGTGTTTCATTTCAGCTTCTTTGGTTTAGAGCTCTCGTCAGCAGTAGCGCCAGCACCAATCTGAGCCAGATCAATAAGCGAACCGCCAAACACATAAGAACCCATGTGCTGGAGCTTCATCCAAGGACACAACCAAGTTTTGATACCGATATCCCAAGCCTTTTGGCAGAACCAGTAGTCTTCTGATAGATATCGCTTAGATGCTGGATCAACTTCAGCTTGGAAAGCCATAAGGATCTCGCGCGAACCATCGAAGTGTTCTGTGCGAACGTGATCTGGCTTATACATGTATTGTGGATATGCAGCCTGGAACTTTTCCAACGCAGCGCGTTGAATCATCATGAAGCCAGTGCCGCCTTCAAGAACTTCAACTGGTTCATCGAGAGCGATAGATCCAGTTCCTTCTTTTGGATTGAAGACATAGTCGCCAACATACTTTTCAAGGACGCCAGGATCTTTGTCTGCAAATCCCTTATCGACTGCGCGCTTGATCTTTTCCCAAGCGATACACTTCTTTGGATAAGGACCGCATACAATATGCTTGTCTGATCCTTCTTCTGCGATAACAGAAAGAGCGATAACGTCGTTCGGGTCAAAGCCAATGTCCGAGTCAATGAACATCAGGTGAGTGCAGTCTGAACGCAAAAATTCGTCCACGAGATAGTTTCGTGCACGAGTAATGAGTGATTCATTGAAGAGATAGAAGAAGCGAACGTCCATACCATACTGAGCAGCCAGCATAGCAAGATCAGCTGTTGACTTACAATACTGTCCACCACAGATACCGCCATACATTGGCGTAGCGACGAAGATCTTCTTTTTGCGTAGTTCTTCAATAGATACTGAAATTTCAATTGCTGCCATGATTACTCCAAAGTGAAATGATGATATTATGTATGCTAGGCTTACAGCGTTTCAGCAATCTCAGCCTGCTTTTTTCTCCAACGAACCACAGCAGCTTGCTTCTTCATGCGTCGCTTGATAGAAGGCTTTGTATAGTGTTCGTGCTCAGCAAGATCACGCAGAAGGTTTTCACGCTGAACCTTTTTCTTCAAAATGCGAAGAGCACCGTTCACATCGTTATTACGAACAGTGACAGAAATTCCCTTGAGGTGTTCCCAAGGTTCACGATTATCAGTAGCCAATTATAACTCCATAGAAGTAAGAGGGGAGACGTAATGGTCCATCCCCCCTCTATATAGCTTACGCTGCGTGCGTGAAAACTTCGTTGCCCATCATAGCATAAGCAAGCGAAACCATCTTGCGCGAAGGCGTGCCGAGGCGATACTTCAGGGTGACTTCACCCTTTGAATTCGTGCGCTCGTTCAGATAGATAGCGTGACCAGATTCACGGAGCGAACGAATCACTTCATGAGGATTGCCTGCACCGAATCGCGAACGAATCTGTGCAGCGGTCAGTTCCTCACCATTCTGGAGAGCGGTGAGAACGGATGCAGTCTTAGTCATAACAATATACTCCATTGGTGGTTTGAATTACACTCAGAAAGAAACTTCCTGAGTGTTCTCCGCTGCGGGTGGAGCAGCCGGAGTCTCGGGGACGGGATTGATCGTAGGATCAACCTTAGCATAGAGATCGAGGAACGCAGTCTTCGTCTCTTCGTCGAAACGATTGATGCACAAACGGATAGCCTTCATGCGATCGCCGATCATGCGATACGTTTGTGCGATATGAACAAGGCGACGAGTTGAGATGAGCTCGTCAATCGCGCCTTCAGTGAAAGTCTTGCGGATGATTTCCGACCAAACAGTAAGATGCTCAATGAGCGCCTTATCATCTTCAGTAATTGTATCATCACTGAGATAGTTTGTCAAGATCTTTTTCTCGATAGCAGCAGTCGGATATTCCTGTTCGATAGTGATCGGGAAGCGCTCAAGCCAAGCATCGTCGAGCATCGTAGCCGCAACATAACGACCGTCGTCAGAACCACGACCCTTCGTGTTAGCAGTCACAATCACATTGAAGCCATGAGCAGCTTCGACAATCTCACCAGTCTTCTTCATGTAGTAGGGCTTGCCTTCGAGGATACCCTGCAAGCACATCGCTTTGCCAGGATCAGCACGGTCAGCTTCGTCGATGAGAAGCAACGCACCGATCTCCATCGCGCGAAGCACTGGACCCTTCATGAACTTAGTCTCACCGTCGATGAGACGGAAGCCACCGATGAGATCGTCCTCGTCAGTCTCACGCGACATCTGAACACGAATCATCGGACGCTTAACCTTGGCACACACCTGCTCGACCATGAACGTCTTGCCGTTGCCTGAGTGACCAGAGATGAACACAGGGAAGAACTTGCCAGAAGCAACGATCTTCTCAATCATCTTGAATTCACCGAACGGAACGTAGTGCTTATCCTTAGCCGGAACCTGAGCATAGTCATGCTCGGAAACTGCATTCGGATCAAACTTCTTGGGAGCCACAGGAGTCTCACGACGGATAGAGATAGGAACGATATCAGCAGCCATCTCAACATGAGATTCACCGCCAGGAATACGATAGAAACCACGAGTCACGCGATACTCTGGCTTGATCATCCACCAGAAGTCGACGCCACGAACACCCTGTTCTTCAGCAAACGCAACGATCTCGTTACGATCAACCGTATTACCTGCACCGAACTTAGCAACAGCAAGCTCGAGAAACTTCTTCTGACCGTCCTTCATAGCCTATCACCTTTCCTCATCATATAATATATTATACCACAGGGCGACTTGATTGTCAAGTCACATGCGCTCAATAGTGGGCTTACCAACTAGCCCAGCAGAATTCATCAGGAGACGCATGAACGTGAACGCATCCTTCAGATAACGAAACGTGGCGGATTCATCCGTCAACAGCTTGTTTTCGCCCTTGAGAGTATAAGTTACCTTGAACATGACGCCATCTCCTTTTCTCATCATATACTTATGATACCACATTGGCGGAGAATTGACAAGCCCCTTTCCCCGCCAAAATCATCATGCAGCGATCTTTTCGATGAATTTACCGAGAACTGCACGGCTTGCACCACGCTTATTCTGGGCGGAAATGAACGCTCTGGCGAGCTGACCCTTCTTCATATCATTGTTGGCTTCATCGAACGCAGCTTGTTGGCTACGAAGATTACGACCACCGTTGATGATATAGAACTCATCGAAGTTGAGCATGTTAGGGATCACTGCGCTCTTGTTCTTCTTCCACTTCTCTTGGAACGCAACACCTTCGGTGTAGCTCAGGTAGCGATACGAAACGTGACGAACGTCATACGAACCACCTACGATATAGAAGCCAACGAAGTTAGCATCTTGAGACTGACGAACAGTGCGCGCCAACATACCAGTGATCTCATGCGCATTATTGAACTTCATAGAAGTCTGAATACGAGATTCTTCGTCTACGAAGATCGACACGTGCTTTGAACCACCAAACGGAAGCGATTCATAATGGTTATTATGACCACCATTCGAATGGGCACGATAGAACGACGAGTGATTGCTCTCGCCGTCGGTGATGCACACGAAGTTCATGATCTGAATATTCTTTTCCTTGCGGAACTTAGCCATCAGATCACGCGACACGAGGATCGCATCATTGAGCGGAGTTCCACCGAGACCGAGATATTCGAACGCAGTAGACCAAGAATCAGCTTGCATTCTTTCGTTGATCCAGTAACGAATGTATTGACCGTCGATCATTTCGTTCATGTCCATTTCCATCATCTTCGATGAAATGAGCAACGTGCCAACCATCGCGTTGAAGTCCTTCAACGACATAGACTCGTGGAAAAACTCAACAAGATCAAAGCCAGTATCAGGGAACACGAACGACTTGTTGCTCAGTCGCGCTTTGATAGCCTGGAGCTTGTTCTGCTTTGCTTTGTAGCGATTCGGATCTTCCTTGTAGAAACGATTGGTCACCTGAGTGAAACCGTAGATACGATGAGGAATACCAACGCGACGACAGAACATAGCAAGACAGATCAGCTGATCCATCGCACCACGATAGTTCGCAGACATAGAACCAGACATATCGAGAACAACGACAACACCGTGATTTTTGCCAGTAGGTTCGATGTTCAGGCGCTTGAAGATATCATCGTTGAACTTGTAGCTGTGCAGCTTGTTCACGTCGATAACACCAGTCTTCGCTTGCTTCGTGCGGCTATACGACAGAGCTGCTTTCTTACGCTCAAACTCCTTGACCATATAGTTGATGGCGGAGTTGTTCTCAGAGCGGAACTTGTTCAGCAGCGTGTTACGATAGCTGATAACTTCAGCACCGCCCTTAGCTTTGGCTAAGTCGCTGTTGATGATATCCAGCAGCTTGCGATAGCTGACCGTGAACTCTTCGTGAGTCAAGTCCTTCGGGAAGTGGATATAGCTGAACGTGCGATTAGCCAAAGAAGGATCGAGCAGTTCTTCCATGCGCTCAGACATGGACTGATCAGTCGTTGCTTCTTCCATAGGCTTGCTAGAGCTGCCTCCGAGCTTGCCGTCACCGCCTTCGTTCTGCTTTGATTCAGTCTTAGCACCTTCTTCCGAACCAGAAGAAGCTTCGCTATCTTCTTCGCCTTCATCATCGAAGTCAAAATCTTCATCAGATTCATCTTCACCTTCTTCAGACTTGATAGTGATGCTCAGCTGTTCTTCTTCATCTTCGTTCTCTTCCTTCTTCTTCTTAGCATAGGCTAGAAGATCTTCAGCCAGCTTTACGACTTCGTCGAACGTGAGCGTCTGCTCTGCTCGTTTCACGAACACAGCTTCTTCTTCGTTGAACTTGATACGGATACGTGCGCCGAGCTTGAAATAGAGATTGATACGATCAATCAGCGACAGCTCATTGACTTCGCGAGACTTAACAGAGAAGAAGTCCTGTTCATGCAACCAGTCGTAGCCTTCGAGGAAGTCACGACGTGAACCAGGAAACTTGTTCTTGATCTTGCGCTCAATGCGAGCGTCTTCGACAACGTTCAGGTAGCCTTGGAATGTCTGCGCAACGTATGCGGACTCTTCCTCTTCTTTGACCTTGTCGATCGCGCCCTTCCAGCCGTCAGCGGGAGTTTCCAGCGCATGACCGACTTCATGGAGCACAAGCATATGATACAGCGTCTCAGTCATCTGCTTCCACATAGGCAGAGCGAGAACGCGATTCTTCACGTCGAAGTAGGCTGTCTTGATCGGACGATGCTCGACCATAATGTTCTCAGCAGCCAACAGCTTCGCGAGCTTGTCGAGCGAGCCAGGATCTACGAGTTTCGGTGTGTCAGCCATGAGTGTCTCCTTCATTATGACTTATCATACCACATTGGCTATGAATTGTCAAGTCACCACTCAACCTTGATTTCCCACAGAGTTGTGGCGGGATTGAGCGTAGGATTAGTGAGCAACTTCTTGCCAATGCTCTTATAGAACAAAGCCAGCTTAGTAGCTCCGCCTTGCGTGAACGCAGAAAACGTCTTGATCGTTGCTTTCTTCTTAGCCATTATTCCGCTTTCAGATACATCGTCAACAGAATGATTCCAAGCCCGAGCTGCCAGCCAAGCGACATGATCAGCAGAGTAGCACCAGTGAAGAACACAGTCAGCTGAACGATAACGCCAATAATCGCCTTTTTGAAGTTTTCGTTCAGCTCTTTCTCGATGAGATTGATCCTAGGCATCACTTCACCTCAATTGCTTCGATGGTATCATCGGCTTGCATGTAGTAATCGGGCGCACGAATACTCGTGTTCTTCGAGTTGATTTCCTTGATGCGAGCCTTGGCTTCATCATAGGTATCGAACACTTCTTGCCAATATTCACGACCCCAACCACGCTCGGATTCGACGACTTGGATTTGATACTTGATAGCCATCACTTCACTCCATGAATCTGCTTGACCGTCTCGACGATTTCGCGCCCACGTTCCGTGAACAGAATACCAGCTTGCCAGACCCAATGCTCGATGTCCTGCGAGTTCAGGTTCGGGTTGTCCTCAAACTCCAGCGGAGTCATCCAAGCGAGAGCAGTGCGCTCATCGCATTTGCCGATCTCCATGATGGAAAGGACTTCCTTGTCGAACTCTGCGAGAGCGATACGCTCTTCTTCCTGTTCGCGAGCCATAGTGCGATCGAGGACTTCGAGCAAGTCATCCCACTCGGCTTGGCGCTCATCGTCGCTGGCGTTCTGCCAGCATTCCCACCAGAATGTGCTCGGACGAACGCCATAGGCGTCCTTGTGAAGATCAGAAACGATTTGAGCGTCGAACGTATAAGCCATGATCTTTCCTTTCATCATATAGTTCATTCTAGCGGATTGGCGGGAGATTGTCAAGCCCCTGTCCAGCGAACGCCGCTCAAGTGAATCATCGAGAGCACACTACCACGAGCGAAGTTCTTGGCGGGCGCTTTCCAGCTTGCAGCCTTGAGAATGTCGCCGCGCTTGAACTTGCCATCGTCTTCACGCATAATGAACGAATGGACGCTGGTCTGCGGACCCGTGATCACCTTAATGAACTTGCGATGGATCTCATAACGGATCGAGGCGTCGAACTCCTCGACCATCTTGGCGCGAATTTCACTCAGCTCGCCTTTTCCGCGATAGTCCGCTTTGATGGCGGCGATGTAACGCTGGATGCCAGCTTCGAGATCAGATGCGATTTTCATGGTCAGCTCCTTAGGCTTTGTTGAGAATGTCAGAAGCGAGATCTTCATTACCAAACAGATCGGTCAGATCGTCGAGAATGCCGTCGAACGAGAAGTAGCCGTTGCCGCAATGATGGCTATCAGCAATCCGCTTGAGGCGATACGAAGTGTTCGCTGTGAACTCGACGTGTTCGAGCGCCGAAGCCAGAAGGCGGCGATACATTTCATAGGCGTAATCGGTATTCATATCGTTTCCTTTCAACTCACCTTATATTTTCATTCTATAGCAGCCGTGGCGGATTGACAAGCCCCCTCAAAAGAAAAAAGTGGCTTTTCAGCCACTTTTTTTGTAACTTTTTGTGTTACTTTCGCTCTATTCGGGTGTATTCGGGTGTAGAATCAGGTGTGTAACGAGCTGTGTTACCTTCCTACGTCTTTTAGATACTTTTCCCTAGCCGCCGCCCAATCCAGCCAGCTCATGTCGTCATAATAGAGAATGGAGTCGCTGACGCGGCTAGTTTCCTGCAGCTTGGTATAGCGATGAGTTGCATACTTTTTCCAAAGCGCCGTGAGATAGTCCACGGTGAAATCTGCAGCAGGAGTCAGTTGCTCTTCCTTGATATCGTTGCGAAGAAACTCGTATCCGTTTGTGTAGAGCGAAGCGAAGTAGATTCCACGATCGTGATCGCTTGTGAATACGTTCCCAGGAATTTTCAGCGCACGATAGATCTTCTGATGAAAACGATTCAGTCTATCACGAACGACAGGTTCACCGTCTGGTCCCTTCTCGATCAGATAGTGAAAGTAATCTTCTGGAATGTTCGCATGCGCCCACTCATACGCGAGCTCGCGCGTGGCGATAGACATACGCAAAGGTGATGCGCCGCGTGAGTATCCCATCTTCTTCCAGTGTTTCAGATTGTCATACTGCGACATTCCATGACCGCCCTTATCCTTACCATAGAGCGAAGTCGTAGTCAAACCAACAAGACGTGAACCGTAGAGTTCCTTCCACTTGTTTTGAACGACATCTGATAAACATAGAAGCGCGAGCAACTTTCCACCAAGGAAGTTGTAACCAAACGGTTGAACTGGCACGATGGTCGAGCACACTGCAGTGTGCTTGATGCGCTGCTCGATAGTTCGCTGATCACGAGTCCAACCAATCTTTTCGTCACGAGCACCCAGATCAAGGAAATCTGATGCCACGGCGATAACACCGAGATACTTCTTGGTCTTTCGATCACGAATGATAAAGTTCATTCCTCGACCAATAGAACCAGAATGCTGCTGTGTATGAATCATCACGCGCAGCACTGTCCAATGATCCTTGATTGATTTATGTGCAGGATCATTAGTCCAGATAACCTCTGGTTCGAGATCATCGATGTTATCGCCGTCCCACATAAGCTGCTTGACTTGTGGAATCAGGATTGCGTGTTTGTCGTTTAGATATGCTGGTTCACCAAACAACACACTTTCTTGCATAGGATAGAGGTTGTTGACCTCTTCCCACTTCTGCCACAGAATGTATTCTTCTGTAGGCAATTCACCAAACGACTTCAGCTCGTCGTGGATAGTTCGACGAACCGTTTCAGTATCATGATTTTTGAAGGTCTGCTCTTTCAGCCAATCGTCATACGAAGAAGTAGAGGGGATTGACTGTAGGCTTCCAAGATTCTTCATCGTGTCCCATAAGTGTAGCCAAAACTCGTGCGCGTTTACTCGGTCCTATACAGCCGGACTGAATGAATCCCGAACGTTTAGACATATTATAGTTGATCTCGTCGTAGTTGTCAAACTGATCTGCAGTCAAATCTATAACTTGTCCGTCTGTGCGGCGTAGAAACCAGTGCTTGATTCCAGGCGTGCTAGGAATATCAGTTGTTCGGATATCCCACTCAGTTGTAGCCTGACAAACATACCAATACAGATACTCACAGACTGTATAGCAATAGTTGATAGTAGGAAACTCAGGTTTCCACATATCTTTCATTTGCTGATTGAAAAGATGTTCAGTTCCCATAGTTCGTAGACATGAGTGGAGCTTTTCCTTACTCACGCCTACTTCATCGAACATCTTATCCAGCTTTTCGCTTGAGATTCTCAAGTTTACGTTCTGCCTTAGCTTTGAAATTGCGAGCTTGATCTAGGTGATAACGATTAGCACGGGTCTGATAAGTAATTCCATTGAGGTGATCGTATTCGTGCTGGAAGACTCGTGCTGTATAACCTTCGTAGCGGACGGTATCAGCCTCCCCATTCCATCCACGGTATCGCACACGAATACTTCTCGGACGTTTGATCTTGATGAACAATCCTGGATAGCTGACACATCCTTCTTCATATACAACTTGCTCCTCGTCATAATCTGTAATGATTGGATTGAACACACCAATGATGCTTTCTGGTTCGTTAGGATTACCAATCACGAACGCACGAACCATAATACCAAGTTGAGGAGCAGATAGACCAACACCTTTGTGTCTAATCATCTCGTCACGAAGCAGTTCATACAGATCTTTGGCATCCATCGAAACACCAGTCTCAACGAAGTATCCGTTCTCGAAATCAAACTCAGGACACGTTTCTTTTAGTCGTGGATCATTGCCTTTTAGTAATTCCATTATACAATCCTGCTAAAGTTTTTCTGTTTGGTAAAGCGAATGATGTTGCTGAACTTATCGTGCAGCACGTCACCTTTATGAGAGATAACAAAGATGTTTGTATCCTCAAGATTATGAATGATCTTTAAGAACTCGTCGCAACCATTGGCGTCAAGTGATGCGTCGAACACTTCGTCTAGAATCAGTAGATTCGTGCTTGCGCTGTTCTTCATACGAGCGATAGAACGCCAAGTGAACAACAAAGCTAAGTCGATACGCATCTTTTCACCTTCACTGAATGAATCGTAGGTGAAGTCATCACGATGACGCGACAAGATCTTTTCTTCGAACTGTTCATTGAGCTCAAACTTCACGAAGAAATCCATGGCTGCTAGATACTTATTCACCAACTTGTTGATAACTGGAATGTATTGCTTGATGATACGAGACTTGATGCCACTATCACGCAAGATAACTGTAGCCAGTTCATACATCTCCTTATCGCGAAGGATACGTTCCTTTATCCCCAAAAACCGTTGAAGATCTGACTGTAAGGTAGATATGTTGGATTGCGTATAGGTTGCTTCCGTTTTGTTAAGACTGTCGATTTCTTTGGTGTAAACAGAGATTTCTTTTTGATACACCTTGATGTTGTTGAGTTTAGAGCTAAGATCATTCTGCTTCCGAGATATATCTTGCTGTATCTTTGATATTGACGCAAGAGTATCTTCTCCTTTTGAGAGCTCGTCAGACAGCTTTTCAAGCGCGGCTTCAACTTCTTCGATCGCTTTTTCTTTCTCACTGATCTTCTCCGTCTTGATGTGATCATCAATATGCTGTGTGCATGTAGGACACTCATCGTTCTCGGTATAGAACTTGATGGTTTTACGGGCGTTTGCTTTCTTAGACTCCAAGCTCTTCTCGAGCGTCAAGATTTTTTGAACTCTTGCGCTAACTGCGTCACGATCACCACACTGACTCATTAGCTCGTCAATGGCAGATCCCAATGCAGCCGCGCTTGCTTCCTCGCGTGTAATACTCTCTTGAGCCTGTTTGATACGCTCGTTGAACTCCTCAATTTTCTCGGCTCGCTTTTCATCAAGCTCTGTGCGAAGTTTTTCTTGCGCCTTGATACCTTCCTGCGTGTAAGAGATGTCTTGTTCATTGAGCTTATGCTCCTCGCGATTAGTTGCTACGCGATCTTTGAGAAGAAGTGCCATCGAGGAAAAGACGCGGATATCCAACAGATCCTCGATGACTTCACGGCGAACGCTCGTTGTCAACTGCATGAACGGAACGAACGACGACGAGCCAAGAATCACAATCTGCGTGAACGACTTCATACTCAGCTTGAGGATGTTCTTCTCAAGCATTTCCTGATAGTCACGCGCAGCTGCGTCTTGGTCAATCAGTTTGCCGTCTTCTATAATTTCAAATAAACTTGGTTTGATTCCACGTCTTACGACATACTGATGATCGTGAACAGAAAACTCAATTTCAACAACAACGTCACGACCGTTGACTGAGTTGATTAGCTGATCCTTCTTGATCTTACGGAATGGCTTACCGTATAGACCGAAGCATAGGGCGTCAAGCATCGTAGACTTACCCGCACCGTTTTCACCAACGATGAGGGTAGAGTCGTTTTTGTCTAGCTGAATTTCTGTGAATGCGTTGCCAGTTGAAAGAAAGTTCTTCCAACGGACTTTAGTGAAGTGAATCATTTCTTTCCAATAATGTCACGAGGATGATCTTGGTCATCCCATCTGTATCGCCCAGAAAAGTGTTGGACGATTCGCTTACCATCTGCGGACTCAAAAACAGTCACGCCACCAGTTTTGTAAAGATACTTATATTCGTTGCCTTCACGATCAACGTAAACTTCATCCTCAACGAATTCCATCACTCAACTTCCATCTGAAGAGCTTCATTATATAGCGAACGCATCAACTTGTCAAGCTCTTTGTTATCAACGTTAGACTCAATCGTGCCAATATACTTTGACAAGATAGTCAGCGTATCCTCAGCTTCATTCAACAAGTCCTGTTCGTCAATGGCGTCCATGTTACGATGATCTTCAACGATAGTAACTTCAAGCGGTCCGGCTTCATACAGCTTTGTCGTGAACAGATCAAAGACGAATGGATTGTCCTTGTTTGATACAATCAACTTGACGTATGAGCCAGCATACTTGCTGAAGTCACGATCCATCATTTCATCTGATGTTTTGTCTTTGTCATTATACCATAGCTTGCGGAACATCTTATATGGATTCTCTATTAACGTAAGTTCACGAGTTTCCGTATCCAATATATGGAATCCTTTAGGGTCATCGTAGTCGCTCCAAGTAAACTCAGCATGGCTACCAAGATAATGAATGTTCCCAGAAGTAGAGCGGTGATGGTAATGACCACTGCATACCAAATCAAACCGATCAAAAAGAACGCGGTCATCGCCATGACTGACGGGACTTCCGCGATACATTTCAAAACCAGCGAGCTCCAAGTGTCCCAACGCGATTTGAGCATTCGTTTCACCAATGAGTTTGAGGGTGTCTTCGCGGTTGTCCTCACAAATCCACGGTAAGAAAAGTATGGGAACACCGTCGAACTCTACTTCTGCTGCAGATTCATAGATGCGGAAATCGTTTTCGTAAAACTCTCGAATGGAGTTGACTGAGTTCGTGTTCTTGTAGTATGTATCGTGGTTTCCGATGATGAGGTGTGCGCGGATGCCTCTTGCGTGTAATGGTGATATAAAATCGTCACGCAGGCGTTTAGCTGTGTTGATGTTGAGATATTTACGGCGATCAACGAGATCACCGAGATGGATAACAGTATCAATGCTATGAGCGTCGAGATACGGAAAGAAAATGTCATCTAGGAATCTCTTGTTGTTGTCAAGAAACGCGAGCTGATCGTTACGAACACCCCAGTGCGTATCTGTAATCAAAGCAATCTTCATGCCGATGCTTTCTTACCTCCGCGCTTGATACCTTTACTTGCTTCAAAATCAGCCATGAATTTTTCCATCTGTTCCTTAGACCACTCACCATACTTGATATCTGTATCGTAGGAACCGCTATCACCTCCCTGAGACTCAGACGTCTCACCCATGATGTTAGCGTATTCAATAGCAGCATACTTCGTGTAAAGATGCTTCTTCTCTTTCTGAATGCGTCGAATGAAAGCAAAGTAGATGATCTGCGTAAAGTATGCAAACGGATTCTGCGACTTGCTTGGATCGAAGTTATTGATATACAGTAAGCAGTTCTCAATACCATCCGAGATCATTTCTTCGCGGAACGTGTAGTTCGCAAAGTTCGGACGATACGCAAGATGAGTAGCGATCTTCATGATACACTCACCAATGTAATTTGGAATACGGGGATTCTGCTTACCTGCGTCTTTAGCCTCGTTGACTAAAGTTTTGTATTCAACCATAGCAGCATAAAGCTCTTTGTTGTTTACATAATGCTTTTTGGGCTTAGTTTTGGTCATTAGTGTAGGGTTCCGAAAGTGTTTGAAGAAGGTTCTTGCAATAACTTGCTCATCCTCAGCAAACGATCCATTGTTTCTTCGCGCTCTTTCTTAGATTGATCGCTGATAGTATTACGATATTTCATAGCTACTATATCATCAACTTCCATATATGTCAAGACGTTTTTCTTGTCTAGGCAGATAGTTTCTTCCATTAGGCTTTCAAATGGAATCCATCTCATGATAGTTGTAGTCACGGTCATTGTAGCCGTAGATTGCATAAGGTCTACACGATATGGCTGCGTTATGAAAAGATATTCTTCTTCGTCACCGACGAGCTGGCAAAGAAGATCTTCGCCGCTATTCAGTTTTAGAAAATAAACTTCGCCCTGATCCATCATCACTCCTTAAAAATGAGTTCTCTATCTCTAAATGGTATTCTGCATTTCGGATATCGAGTTAAGAGATCCTTGCCTTTAGCAAAGACTACTTTAACTTTAGGAAAGTCTACTATGTCGCATATGATATAGTTCATTTCTGCTGAATGCTTAGTTGCTTCTGCTAGATTGAACGTTCTCCCACCACCAACTAGAATAGACTTTGCAAAACCACAACCACCTTTAGTAAAACACTTCTGATCATATTTTACTTTGCTTTTCTTGTTGATGTGATCGTATCCATTGCCATCAACGAAAACTAGTTCTGGAAACCATTCTTCTAACATCTTTTCTAAGAAATGTGAAGCGACTCTTCCGTCTTTGAAGATGTCTATGATCTTTTCATTTGACAACGAACCAAACTTTATGTTGTCTATCATGAAAGAGTAGGTCTTATCAAATTCAATCATTGAATAGGTTTCTTTCAGAAACTTGTTGCTTCAATTTGATATTGTGTAGCTCGTAAGGAAATCCTTCTGAACTATACATCTTGACTCGTTCGATAAGATGATTCAGCGTGTAGTTCTTTTTCTTATTATGAGACAAGTCATCAGCGATATCGAACAGCGTCATGCTATCTTTTGTATCTGAAATGCGAAGCCCACGACCGATTGACTGTAGCGTTCTGATTCTGCTTTTAGTCGGGCTCGCAAATATCACGTTATGAAGGTTCTTGATATTTATGCCTGTGCTGAACGTTCCGTAAGAAGCGACGATGATTGCATCGCTTTCCTTTTCAACGATACCACGAATCGCTTCGCGCTCTTCACCGTCAACTCCACCATGCACAAAGAACACTTTGCGCTCACCTGCTTTTTCGCGAATCATTTCATACAGAACTTCACCGTGCTTCTCAACATAAGCATAAAGAATCAGCGTATTCCCCCTGAGAGATACAGCAAGATTACGAATGAATTGATTGCGAGGTTGATAAGAAATAATGTGCTCGACTTCATCTTGGTAGGTTCCAGCAACCAACTTCTTACGTTCCTCGATAGGATGGCTGAGAACAAGACACTTAACTTTGATTGCTGCAAGTTTTCCACTATCAATGAGCTCCTTTGTATCAATGATCTTATGCGTAGGACCAAACAGTCCAGTCAGCACAAGTTCATTGACTACGCTACCATCCAACGTTCCTGTCATACCGAAACGATACTTCACGTTAGTTGCGTTTGTCATGATCTTAGTGAGCGACTGCGCTTTGAACAGATGCGCTTCGTCACCAATGATCACATCAAACATATCGAAATATGACTTCGGAAGTTCGTAGACCGACTGCCATGTTGAGATTACAATTAATCTGTCAGATCGTTTATCTTGTCCGCCAAATACTCTATGGACGTAAGATTCCACGTCCAGACCATATTCAGCAAAATCAGAGGTAAGCTGATGAACAAGAGAGATATTAGGCACAAGAATAAGAATGCGACTTTGATATGTTTCAATGTAGAACCTCACGATCAAGTATGCAATCAGTGACTTACCACTTGCAGTAGGAGAAATAAGAATACCGCGAGCGTGACGTATAGCAAGGGCGAATGCACGAAGCTGGTGATCATGTGGAACAAACGGCAGAGAAAGGGAATCAGCGAACTCTTTAGCTTCTGCAAGAGAAAACTCCTCAGTAACAACTAGATCTGGATCAACATCCAACGTATAATCACGTTCATCACAGAACTTCTGAATCTCTTGAACAAGACCAGCATAAACTTGCATGTTTCGTGAGTTCAAAAGTCTGATCTTACCGTCCCACACTCGCGACTTATACTTCGGTGAGAACTTAGCTCCTGGCACTTCGAAAGTCAAATGTTCTGACAGCTCGCGCGCGATACCCATATCGCCTTCGACGCGAAGCATAGCTTCATTGACTTTCGTAAGTGTTAGATCAGAAACCATTCGTAAACTTTCTCCACTCAATAGCGGACTTGATGTCATAACCTCGCTTGTGAATGCACTTCATGATCTCGACAATCACTTCTACCTTTTCTTCGAGCAGAGCAATACGTTCATCCATACGAACTAGATCACCGTCAGCGTCGATATAGCCCTGCACTTCGTTCTTGAGAACTTTGTTGAGGAATGGTTGACGCCCAATGCGTTCTAGGTCTTCTGGATTATTAAGATTGCCAAGATAGTAATCGCGGAGTGTGCTGTAGTGTGACTTCTTCTTGATTACAGCAGAACGCAACTGGCTGCGCGTTTCGCTCAGCAAGCGATTGTATTTGGCGTGGAGGGATGAGATGCTGAGGGATTCTTTATCCAAGTTGAGGTCATCATACTTGCAATCAGTTTCCCACATGGCGTAAATATCTTCTAGTTTCATGATGATATCATACTATATTGATGCACGAATGTCAAGGCTTATTTTCGTCTTGACAACTCGATTGATTGCTGATATAATAAGAACTGTGTTCAGGGGTCATTATTGCTCAAGTTCGTATTTACGATATCGGAATGTGGCTGTAGCCTCAAGATACTCAATCGTAGTGTTCGTCGACTCAAAACTCAGTTCAGTTAGGCTGATTGGGAACAGATCGTAAAAGAAGATATTCTTATTGAGGTTCTTGGCGCTCGTAAGAATAGAAAGTGTGGCGTCAGATAGGAAAGTTGTATAGTAACCTACTGGGCGTGTTCCAGCAATAAGATTGTTATTGATGTTCTTAGATAGATCTCGCGTTTGCTGTAGGCTATCAGGGTGACCCAAACCTTCCAACCATTTTTGGATCTCGAAGTAGTTCGTTAGATCTTCATCTACTTTGAAACGAATAACCAAAGGATCATAAGTGATTCTATCGCCAGGGCGAGGAACAGAAGCAAAAGGTGTTGGGCTTTCGATTGCGTTCATTCCTACCGCAGGAATCGTAGCTCCTTGACAGAAATAGTTCACACTGGGAAGTCTCTTGATTGCAAATCGAAAACCGTTTTGCCCAAGGAAGTTGATGTTTGATGGTAGATTTTCGACTGCGCTCATAAGACTATTTATAACAAAAAAGGGGGATCCGAAGATCCCCCAGTTTGCGGTTTGAACCCGTCTTCTTATCCCCTCCCACATGGAGGGTTTCGATTACATCAAGTTTGAAATCTTGACGAAACGATAGTAGGTGTTGTAACCCTTGGTGTTTGGAGCACCGATAGCGCCGTCGGCTGAAGATGTTGCGAATGGGTTTGCAACCATTCCGTAACGTGTCTTGAAACCGATCTTAGGCTGGAACGAATCCTGACCGATAGCGCGAACCATCTGGAGAGGAACGTATGGGCAGTAGAACAGACCAGCGTCAAAAGCTGAAGAGCCTTTGTAGCCGAGTGTGAAATACTGGTTACCAGCTGACGATGCGAAGTATGGGTCAATGTAGACCTTGATACGACCATTGAGAACACCAGCGAAAGTGTTACCTGTATCGTCAACGTTCAGGTTGTTAGCGAGAGCTGGAGTGTAATCCAGAACGCCAGCCATCTGAAGAGCTGATGCAACGTCCGATCCGCAGATCAGAACGTTACCCTTACCACGGCGGGTTGCCTTGGCAATCTGGTTAGCTTCGCGTTCGATCTGGAACAGGAGACCCTTGAACTTTTCAACCATCCAACGACCGTTTGAGTCAACGTCAAGGTTGAACGTTCCAGCCGTTGTTACGTTTTCCTGAGCACCAGCAGAAGCTGTGTAGTTGATCGTGCGAACAACTTCACGGTTGATTTCTGACAGGATTTCAGAAGCGAGGATGTTTGAGAGTTCAGTCTCAGCGTCAAGACCATGAATTGCCTTCAGGTCCTGTGCGAGTTCCATTGTGTATTCTGCCTTGAGAGCGCGTGATACTGCTGTAACCGCAACCTTCTCAATGCTGAATGCCATTTCCTGGAAGTTACCACCAGCTGTAGTTCCGTCACCAAGACGTTCTGCAGCTGAACGAGCCATACCTGTTGAAACAGTATATGAACCAGATGTAGCAGCTGAAGCGCGAAGTGTTGGATCGTTAGCTTCCTGAACACGTCCGCCTGATGTGTTACCAACAACGAAACGTGAAGCAGTGTTACCAGCAGCTGAACCAGAGAAGGTTGTGTTAGCTTCGTTGAAGAGAGCTTCCGAACCGTTCTGAGCTGAGTAACGTGAACGCATTGCGAAGATCAGGCCTGTTGGACCTGTCATTGGCTGAACGCCGCAGATATCGTATGCGATCAGGTTAGGCATCGAACGACGAACGAGCGAGATCAGAACTGGATCGAAAGTATCGACCGAGCCGTCACCAGCTGTTGAAGATGATGTGCCCATTGAGTTGATTGGAGCAGCTTCGCCCAGGAGGCCTGGAGCGCGATAACCGCCGGAACCAAATCCGTCTTCACGAGCAGCCTTCTCCTGGTTTTCCAGAAGCTGAGCAACTACGCTGCGCTTGTGTGTATCCTTGATGGGAGCCAGATCAGGATGTTCCAGGACTGGCTGCCACTTCTTCTGAATTGATTCGTTCAGAGATTCCATTTTACTATTTCTCCTAATTGTTTTTACTTTTTGATGCCGCGTGAAATTGCGGACATATAAGCAGCCATTTCAACTGGAACCTGCTTTTCAGCGACGTCGTCGCCCACTGGTTCCTCATCGAGAGTTACTGATTCTGTCAAAGACCCGGCCGAAGCCTTTGTTGGGAAGTAGCTCTCACGAAGAGTAGCAATCTTCTTCTTGTATGACTCTGCATCTTCGAAGTCGACTGCTTCAGAAAGTGACTGCAGTTTTGCGACTTGCGTATCTGTCAGGCCTTCTGAAACTTCTGCGAACGTAATATCACGTTCGAATTCCTTGAGCTTATTTGAAAGCTCAATGTTCTTTTCCATTTCTTCATTGATGGCTGACTCAAGAGCTTCAACCTTATCGGCGAGTTCTTCAGCAACATCAACTGCTTCATCTGGAAGATCGATGTAGTGTTCTTCAAACAGACCCTTCAGGCCTGACATGAAAGACTCAATGATTTCAGCTTTTAGACCGCGTTCGATAGCGACGGAGTTGTTTTCCATCCACTGCTCTACAACGTAGTCGAGATATGTGTCAACGCGCTCAACGAGCTCTTCGCTTACAGAAGAAACTTCTTCTGACAGTGAGTCATCGAACTTGGCGTCTACAGCTTCGAGCTGCTCATTGACCTTTGAAAGAACGGCTGCCGTGTAAACTTCTGCAGCCTTAGTGATGAATTCCTCTGATACTTCCATACCAGCGAAAATGGCTTTAACGTCTTCTGAAACGTCGATATCTTCAGCAGTAAGACGAGCAACGCGAGGAGCTACGTCTTCGCCGATTGAACGCTGCTTTGGATCAACAGAAGAACCCTGAGTTGGGTTTGTCTTATCGCCCTTAAACTTGTCATACATTGCAGATACTTCTGCCTTCTTCATACCACCAAGAGCCTGAACCATTGAATTGATCATGCCTACCTTGGTATATGGCTTGATGCCTGAACCCTGTGTCATAGGACCAGACTTTTCACCTTGCTGGGCAACGCCACCAGGAACTGATGCCTGAACTCCAGTAGGGTCAGCGATCTCAGCATTAACGCCGTAGCTCGCCTTTTTTGCTTCTTGCACGTCGAGCTTTTCGACGTTATTTTCCTGACCTGACATATTGATATTCTCCTCAGGGTTATTAGAAGATTCTTCTAGTTTATTTATAAAAATGGCGTAATTAGAGTTTCTTTAGGAACGTATTGAATGCGCGCAGAAGAATTTCTTCACGATTTTCTTTTGTGCCGTAACCTTCGTCGATACTCTTTTTGATTTGAGCGACTTCTTTTTCTACAAGAATGCCGTTGTCCCAAACCCACTCCTTGCCTTCCATGATTCCATTAGCAAGCGCCTGTGGAGCAGATGGATCAGCAACGATATCAGCAGCTGTGGCAAGATAGAAGTCGTTCTGAACTTCCATGATATCGCCTCTTTTTACTAGCGATCCCATGCCACGTGAAGAGAAACCAAGCTTGGCTCCTTCCTTCATCAAATTCTTTACGATATTTCCGTATGGAGTATCCATGATCTTTGCGCGACCGACGAAATTATCGCCTTCCTGACGCAGTGACTTGATCATGTGAGATACGCGCTCGAGGTTGATCGTAGGACCTTGTGGATGACCAAGCTCACCATAAGCGCGGTTTTGCTCAACGAACTCACGATTATATCGAGCAACTTCGTTGGCTAGTGTTTGTGTTGGATAGATACGACCGTTTTTGTTCTTGACGTTACCCTGCATGAGGATACCTTCAAGGAAAAACTGTTTTTCACCTGCTTCATTAGATTCTGTAATGATCTTGAGATCTTCGTTTACTTCGCAGATGAGTTTCATTAGTATTGCGAGCCTCCAGCGATTGAGGTCGTCTTATGCAACTTAAGAATAAGTGTTGCTGGACCTACGCCTACTTTTGTTACGACAACGTTTGATGTTGCTTCTGCTGTTCCGTTGTCAATTAGTCGTGAATCAGAAAGATCCATAACGTGCTGACCGTCTGTAAGAAGCAAAATAGTATTAGCTCCACGCTGAACTTGCCAATATGTATTATTGCCACATGACCATTCAGCTGAAACGATATTCATACGAGTGACAGTTTCACCAGCAGAGTTTGCTCCGATAGTTGCTGTTGGGTGATTCATTTTCAAGAATCCACTTGCGTTGAATTTCGCAATGACCCAACCGCCCTTATTGTGTTTGTTTACGATACCTTCGGCAGCCATTATTCGTCCTCACCCATTACTTCTGCAACGAAGTCAAGGATACGCTCAAATGAATCAGCGCTTTCGTTGACGGCGGCTTTGAATACAACTTGATTACCTGTGTTCAGCTTATCAAATACTTCGTGAATTGAGTTATAGATATCTGAATTGATTTCGATGATATCACCGTTCATCAGTTCAATTTCCATAACGTCTTCGTCTGATTCATTGATAACTGGCGCATTGATAAATGCTGATTCTGAAAACGCAGGGGCGCTAACAGAAGAAGCAGCTGTCTTTACAGGTTTCATGTCGCCTTGTGTTTTATCAGCGCGAGTCATAGGAGTCTTACTTCCCTTGAAACCAGACTTATCAGCGAGCTTAGATGTGCCCTGCTGAATAGGAGAACGATCGCCGTTCTCTGGTTGATGTTCAGCTTGACCTTTATTTTCTGCGCCAGCACCCTTTACAGGATAGTCTGTTACGTTACGAGTATGCGCGTCGTAAAAATCTTGTTCGCCCTGAGCGCGTGGGCGGAGAGCTTTAGCTTCTGGGTTTTCTTCCTTAGCGATAGCTTCACGCAGTTGCTTGAACGTCTTCATCAGTTTCGATCTCCTCTGCGGAAACTTCTTGATTGTTGAACATGTTAGATGCAATCTCTACTTTTTTCAGCTCGAGGGCATCTTCGATTTTAGCAGCTAAAGCAGAATTGATAGCGTCGCGGAATCCGGCGGCGTCTTGTTCTGCAGCGGCTTGAATAGCGGTGTAAATTTGTTCCATAGTAAAGTCCTTGTTTTGTGATTCTATTTATAAAAAAATGAATTATTGGCTATCTGTCTTTATACGGTGCTGCTGACGGCGTAAAACTTGTTGTATATCTAGCATATCGTGTGAAACGCAGCTCGTCCATATATCCTATGAAAAACTGTTGATAAGTTGTATTCAAAATAGCACCGATCAAATTGAATCCGTTACCTGCATACAAACCGCTAGAGTTTGTTTGTGTTGCACCAGCCTGACTGCCGTTTATGAAAATGTAGAAGTTTGATCCAGATCTTACGATCGCAATATGATTCCATGCGTTTGATGTCAACGCTGGCGATGGTGCCGTATAGTTGATAGCCCAAGCAGAACCAGAAACAGATACGAGAAGTTGTAAGGTTCCGCTCGTTGTGATATCAAGTCTAAGTCCAGCGAAAGCTGTTCCGAGTCCGTTAATGAAAAAGATAGTTTTTGTTGCTGTGAACGACGTAGGAAATACCCAACCTTCTATCGTAAAGTTAGAAACGCCAAGATGCAACGCTGGAATGTTGGCTTGCACGCTATTATATGCAGATAAAGCAAGATAATCTGATGAACCATTGAACGCTATTCCTGTTCCACCAAACTTGCTCTGAGTAGTCGATAGTTTAGCTGTGCTGACAGTCGCGATCGACATATTACCAGTTTGATCTATGACTTTACCGTTAGTCGTTTTCAATAAGTAAGAACTCGTTGAAACATCAAGAGGTTGTGTTGGTGGCGTAAAGTTAGTTGTATAAATGGCGCTCTTTGTTATTCTAACGTCACTAACATATCCAGGTAGATATCCTCCAGATAATACATCACCCAAAACACCAATCGTCATTTGAGCAGATGATCCATAATCAATTGTATCTGTGTATGTTGTTCCTGCTGCTGCACCGTTAAGATAAAACTTAGTTACGCCACTTGATTTTACAACAGCAACATGATACCATTGATTAGGTATGACAGTATGCGAAATTCTTACGGAACCAGAAGCATAGAAACTGAATGTTGATGCAGCAGAAAGATATGTCGTGACCTTTGTTTGCGATGAGCCACCGCCTGATGTTCTAAAGTCAACTACGCCACAACCAGCAGCTACGCTGTTGAAATAGACCCAGTATTCTACAGTCCAATCTCCTGTTCCTAAACCAAAGTTGGTTACTGCAACAGGAACTCTTGCATAATCTGTTGTTCCGTTAAAGAATAAACTACCGCCATTATTTGTTGGATTGTATTTTGATGTTGGAGTAAATGGTGAAAATGGTGTTATAGCTGGTGCGCTTACGAAAGCAACAGTATATGCGTTCGTTGAATTATCTTTGAATCTGTTATCTTGGCACGTCAATATTTGCGTCCCGCTAACAGCCGTCAATGGAGAAGTTGAAGGAGTGAAGTTTGATGTATAGACTGCGTTTCCTACAACATATCTAACATTAGATAAATGACCTAAGAGTTTATTTCCTTGATCTGCTGTTGAACCAATGTAAATAGCTTTATTGCCACCATAGCTACCAATGTTTGTGCCAGCAGAAAGTGTAACAGTATTAGAATCTTTTACACCATTGATATAGATTGCTACTTCAGTTCCATTACGAACAAGAGCAAGATGATTCCATGTTCCATTAGTGATAGTTCCTGAGCTAGTCAGGTTTGTATATCCACTGGTAGCACCGCCGTCGACGTTGACTGCTGCAAATACGTTTCTGCCAGCAGTAACATAAAACTGGAACATACCACCAGTTTGATGCGATGTTACAAGACCTTGTATTGATCCTGTAGAATTTATAAACGCCCAACATTCTACTGTGAAGTTTTGTGTGCCGATAAGATAATTAGAGTTCGCTGCAAAACTTAGTATAGACGAACCGTTTAGATACGTAGACCAGTAACCTGCTGGTTCACTGAATGGGCTAATGTTCCTTGACCAGGATTACCAGAGCGCGTGAGAGATATCGCACCAGAAGTAGGAGTAGGTGTTCCGTTTTGAGTAATCGTATATGCGTTTGCAGAATTGTCAGTGGTAGCACTAGACGACTGACAAACTAAGAATGTTGTATTCGTAATCGCAGTAAGAGCTGAAGTCGGAGGTGTAAAATTAGTTGTATAAAGAGCAGTTCCTCTTAGAAGACGAACGTTCGAAATCCATCCGCCAAAATATAAGCTAGGCACCTGATTTGCGCCAACTCTAGGAGTTGTAAATGAACCATAAGTTGTTGAGTCTGTTGCGGTAGTTGATTCTGCAACGCCATTGATATACAGTTTTGCTGTTCCACCAGACTCTTTCACAAGAGCAAAGTGATACCACTGATTCGCATTGATTGTTGTATCTCCACCAACAATCGTAGAAGAAGTGTTGATACGACCTTGAAGTTTGCTGCTTACGATTCTAATATCAATAGTTTGAGTTGAGTTATGTAATTTTACGATCGGAATTTCAGCTGATGAAACAACACTAGCATAGAACCATCCTTCTAATGTATAGACATCACTACCAACCGTGACTGTGTTTGGTAATGTTAGATAGTCTGTTGAACCGTTAAAGAATACGCTGTTTGTGCCACTGAACGGAACTTTGTCCGTAGAGTTATCGTAAATTAGATTGTTTGTGTCGTTGTTAGCGCCATCTCCATGAATCAAGAAACCGTTGAGCTTGAAGTAATCATCAACGCCATCACCATAGTCAGATGGCCATGTGTTTGTTCTAAGATTTCTTTCTAAATCTCTAAGCGACCATATCCCACTAGCAGCTGCTACTGTAGGCGTTCTATACGCACCAGATAAACCACCCTCTGGTCTAATTCTAGACATTAGCTGATTCTCTCCCAGCTGCAAACGGCGTGGAATGCAGAAGCAAACGATGATGATAACTGAATAGAAACATTCTCGAGTAGATAGAATCCAGTGTCTTTACCAACGATTGAAATAACAGATCCAGCAGGAACAGTTACGTTTCTTGCTATGTAGCTGTTTGCACCGCCATTGTTCAACTGAACATTGATGTTATATGTGTTAGAAGCATAGTTGGCTACTGACAACGAATTGATCTTATAGACACATCCAGATGAAGCTGGATTAGAAACGATAGTAGCCATGCTAGTTGATACAGTTTGTGTAGCTGTATTACCAAGAATGTTTGTCACATTAACAATGTTAGGATTAGCCATATTATCCCCCGAACACTATCGCCATTGCAATAGCCTTACCTGTAGAAGCAGCTGTTGTCGCTACAGTGATTGTATCTGTCGACGGATTAGCCGCAAGTGAAATACCAGAACCAGCGATAAGCGTGAGTCTATCTGTTGTAGAATCTGCTGAAACGACGTTGGAACCAACAAGAATACCTGAGAAACTGTTAGATGATCCACCACCGCCACCAGTTGCTGCAATAGTGATTGTATCTGTAGATGGATTAGCCGCAAGTGAAATACCCGATCCAGCAACAAATGTTAGACGATCTGATGTTGAGTCTGCTGAAATAACATTAGCGCCTACAAGAATGCCCGAAAACGCATTTGATGAACTTCCGCCACCTGCTAGGAGATTAGTTCCTGCTCCGCCAACACAAACTGAAAGATCAATATACGCACCACGGGCACTTCCGCCTTGTTCAAAGAATCTTATTTTATTTTGATAGGCATCAATTGTTACGCCACCATCAAGAGTTCCATTTGGTGGTTTAGTTAATTTGATCTCACCACCTTCATCGCCGCTTGCGTTTGTTGAAACAAGTTCTGAACCGCTAACAATACCACTAGCAGTCATGTTTCCTGTAGCAGTAATTGAACCGCCTACTGTTTCGTTACCAGAGATAGCAGAGTTACCAGATACAGCAAGATTAGTTGAGATGGTTGCGCGACCCGTATGCGCGAGAACGCCTGAAGTCGTTGGTGATGCTTTAGTTGCATATGTTGCAGAAGCATTAGCAACTTGTAATCTATCGT